GTATTGATGAATGGTGGGATAGTGGCAACGAGCAATATGAAGTCTTACAACAACACTTAGACAGGCTGGTGGAACTTGTAGCCGCCCGTGAACGAGAAGCCTGTGCAAAGCTGTGTGATGAACTATCTGACAAACACACATGGGAGGGAAGCTATGCAGATGAATGCGCCCAAGCCATCCGAGCAAGGGGACAAGCATGAGCATTGAAGCAATGAAACAAGCGTTGGAGGCGTTGGAAAAAACTTTACGTTATCACGGTGTAATGTTGCTTTCTGACCCGCCACAAGAAGCATGGAAATACCACCGTGTTGAACAAACGGTGCTTGATGCCATCACATCCCTAAAACAAGCCATCGCAGAGGCAGAGAAGCAAGAAACTGCGGCAGATGACTTTTACAGGATGATTGCAGATAGAAATCCAAAACCATTTGACCCACCACAACGCCAATGGGTAGGGTTAACAAATCAAGAACGGTTTGAATTGGCTGTTCAAACAGGTGCAATGAGCGCAGATTGGTTGATATTTTTGGAAGCAGTTGAAGCCAAACTCAAGGAACGCAATACTTGAAATCCACACGCTTACCCAGAGTCGTTGACCTGTTGCAGCGTCACGCGCTGACTGCGCCAGAGCTGGCGGCCAAGGTCTACTGTACCGAGCGTTCAGCGCAGCAGATGATCAACAAACTGAGACTCAAAGGCGTGGTCCATATTCAAAGCTGGCGCAGAGTCGGCAACATATTAGTGGCAGAGTACCGCCATGGCATTGGCACTGATGCCCTCAAACCACCACCGCTGACACCAATTGAGAGGTTGCGTAGGCATCGAGCCAAAGAGTCGCTGGACGATAAGGCGTTTCGTTTGGCGCGTGAGAGAGGCAAGAGATTTAAGCCACGGCGCGATCCGCTGGTGGCCGCACTGTTTGGAGATAAAAATGCCATATGAATACATCACCCATGAAAATGGGTTTACTGAAATCATCGCGGTCAATTTGACCCCTGCTGAAGAATTTGACCCACCAACTCAAGGAGAAAAACATGACTTGACATCACCTAATTAACTGTGCTTATAATCTAATCCCGTTTAACTTTGAAAGGTTTGTGACCATGACCAAGTTGTGCATCCACTGTAAACACATATTGCCTGATTCTCTAGGCAAGATTACCCAAACCGCTAGATGCGGCTATGACCGCCCTATAAGCCTCGTTACAGGGCTTTTAAGAGAGCCTGACACCCTACCCTTTGCCGAGCTAGAAAGACGACCTACGGGGGCTTGTAGCTTGTCTGCGATACGGTGGGAAGCTACTGACCATGTGATGACAGAAGAAGAAGAAAAGGAACTTATGAAAGGATTCCCAAATGTCTGACTTCTCACCACAAACCCGTAACAGTGCCATCTGGTCTGGTGACTCCAGAAAGGTAGCCAACGGCAAAGCCAACGAGGTCATTCTGACAAAACAGGGAAAAATGGAAATCCCTGACCTGTCTGACAACGAGGCTGTCCAGATGGGTCATGTGATGGAACCAGTGATAGGTAGACTTGCACAGGCCAAGCTAGGCGTAGAGTTGACCAAGATTGAGGAGAGTCTCACCCATGCCAAACATACTTGGTTTAAATCACACTTTGACTTTGCAGGTAAAAAAGATGGAAAGACTATTCTGGTCGAGGCTAAGAACTACAACGCTGGTGTGCGTAACAAGTTTGATGTTGCGGGTATCTGTCCCCCTGCTGACCTTGCACAACTGGTGCACGAGGCTGCTGTTTACGGTGTCGATTTGGTTTATCTCGCCATATTATTCGGTGGTCAAGAATTCGTCCTCATTGAGTTCCACATCACTGATGAGCAGAAGGAAGACCTTATCAAACAAATGGCAGTCATCTGGGGGCATGTACAGTCAGGGACTACCCTCCCACCTGAAGACCTTGAGCAAGTCAAACTTCTCTATCCTGTTTCAACAGAGTCGGTCAAGACAGCTTCTGCTTCAGTCGAGCAAGCGTGTCTAGCTCTTGCTCAAATCAAGGCCAACATCAAGGCTTTAGAAGAGCAAGAAGAGCAGTACGACACCCTAGTGAGGGGGTACATGGCAGACAGGGACACACTGGCGACCGTGGACGGCAAAGTGCTTGCAACTTGGAAGTCTGCCAAGTCAAGCATGAAGTTCGACAGCAAATTGTTTGAACAATCCATGCCAGACATCTATAAGCAGTACATGCGTGAAGTGCCTGGTAGCAGACGTTTTCTTTTGAAAGGGTGAGGTTCACCATGTTTTTCAGAAACAAAAATTTAGAGAGAAGAGTAGCTGATTTAGAAGCTAACTTGTTCAAAGTAAAGTTGGAGTTGGATACGACCACTATTCGACTTAACAGCTTATTGAAAGCCTATCCACATGGCACTACACGCACAGGTGCACCACGTAAGAAGCCAGGCAGAAAGGCAAAGGTGACAACATGAAAGCCTATCCCTACATGCACAAACACCCCACCTCTGGACAAACCACGATAGAAGAGGGTATGGATTTGAGAGATTACTTTGCGGCTAAGGCTATGCAAGGCTTGTTGTCATCTGATGTTCATGCGCCTATAGAAGAGTTTGCAAAGAACGCATACACAATGGCAGACGCAATGATTGAACAACGTAACAAAAAGGAGGTTTCCAGTGAGTAACTTAATCGCAGTCAGTGACATGCAAGTAATGGCAGAGGCCATTGTCAAATCAAACTTCTACGGTTTTAAAACAAAAGAACAGATGTTGGCAGTCATGCTTGTGGCTCAAGCAGAAGGTAAACACCCTGCAACAGTAGTACAAGAATACGACATAATTCAAGGCCGACCAGCATTGAAATCTCAAGCTATGCTCGCTCGCTTTCAACTTGCGGGTGGTACTGTCCAGTGGGATGAGGTCAGCCCTCAAGCTGTCAAAGGTACGTTCAAACACCCGTCTGGCGGCAGCTTGACGGTTGAGTGGACGATTGACATGGCAAAGCAAGCAGGGCTTGTCAGAGAGGGTTCAGGATGGACGAAATATCCTGAAGACATGCTAAGGTCTAGAGTCATCTCTAGAGCCGTTAGAAGCGTCTATCCCGCCTGTATCTTGGGGCACTATGCTGTAGAAGAGGTGGCTGATTTTGACCCACCTAAAACCAAGCACATGGGCATGGTGGAACGGGTGGATGACCTACCGCCAGTTGAAGTTGTTGAGATGGTTGAGGACGGAGCGTTTGCACTTTTCGTCCCGAATGCTGAAGAGCCATACAAGCGATTTACAAGCAAAGAAGATTGGATAGAGGGCTATGCCGACCTCGTTTCTCGCATCATGGAGAGCAAAAAATTCACTTTGGCGCAAAAGGAAGACAAGCTCACCGCTCTTGCCGACTGCAATAAAGATATTACAGAAAACTTTTCAAGCATGGAGCGAGTCAAGCTCAAAGCAAGAATTGTCGAGTCAGGAGGGTCAGCAAGCCCAAAGTCGGTCAAGTCCCATCCCGAAGCCGATTCGCATCTCAAAGAACAAATATTCTGAGATGGATGCAAAGCGGGAAAACCATCACTCCGATAGAGGCTCTAAATGAATTCAACTGTTTCAGGCTTGCAGCCCATATCGAAGTTCTTAGACGGGAGGGACACCGAATCTTCACGCACATGGTTGACCAAAATGGTAAGAAGTTTGCCCGTTACACACTCAACTGAAAGGAACTACATGAGGAACGAACACAAAGAAATGCCTGGTTCAGGCGTGATGTATTGGGAAGATGAGGAACAGCGCAAGTCTCCCAAAGGCCCTGACTTTAAAGGATTCCTTGTCCTAGAAATGGATTACAGGGCGGGGGAGAAGTTGAAGATTGCTGCATGGCAAAAGCCTACCAGTAGAGGCTCTAACCTACTTGCTTTGAAGGAGGACAACTGGAGCAAGAAGAAACGTGAAGAAGAACGTGCAGACAAAGAAGTCCCTTCCTCATACAACAAATCCTATAACAAGGGTGGGTTTCGCAGACCTTCACGGGATGATGACGAATCTATTCCATTTTGATGGCAACAAAAGTCTCTCCCACACAGCGTAGCTTGGCTCATCTCCGTGAACTTGGCTACCACGTTGAAGTAGTTGAGAAGTGGAACAGCTTCACTAAACAACGAAAAGACCTGTGGGGATGGGCAGATTTACTTGCTATCAGGAAGGGTGAGGTTTTGGCAGTGCAGGTTACCGCCTCTGCTGTCAGTGACCGCATAAAAAAGATTATGGCCTCTGACACGCTTGCTCTTGTGAGAGATGCAGGGATTCGTGTGGAGGTGCATGGCTGGCGCAAGTCAGCAAAGACCAACAAATATGTTTTAAGAATTGAGGACATTTCATGAGTGACGCTAAACCATCACCACAACAACTCCAGATGAGCCAAGACTCACTCACAAAAGCCAACAACAGCATGAACTACACCATCAATTTGGTCAACATGTCTCTGCAACAATTGTGGAACATTGCCTACGCTGCTGGCTTTGAAGACGCACAAGAGATTATGAAAACAGACAGAGGTACACAACAATGAGCAAAGCACATGTCTTTATCTCAACCCCTATGTATGGTGGCATGTGTACAGGGTACTTCACACAGTCTCTGGTCAACACCATAGGAGTGATGTCACAGGCGGGTATCACTGTCAGTTTCTCTTGCATGTTCAACGAGAGCCTTATTCAGCGTGGGCGTAACGCTCTTGCACATGGGTTTCTCAAGCGTCCTGAGCCTACCCACTTGATGTTCATAGACGCAGACATACGGTGGAATCCCGCTGATATTGTGAAGATGGTAGAGGCAGACAAGGACATCATCTGCGGTATCTATCCCAAGAAGGAAATCAACTGGCATGGCGTGGAAGCTGCCGTCAAAGAAGGCGTGGCTGTTGACCAACTCAAGACAAGAACAGGTAGCCTGGTCGTTAACCTTGTGGATTACCAAGGCACAGTCACAGTACCCGCACATGAGCCTGTAGAGATATGGAACGGCGGTACAGGGTTCATGCTTATCAAGCGGTCTTGTTTGGAAGACTTGGCAACAAAGATGCCTACCTATGTCAATGATGTCACCGACCTGTCAGGACAGATGAAGAACGACAACATCACCGAGTTCTTTGCCTGTGCCATAGAGCCAGGTGTCAACAGACTTCTGTCAGAAGATTACTACTTCTGCATGAAAGCACGAGAGCATGGGTACAAGATTTACGCTGCTCCGTGGGCTGTGCTAGGTCACTTTGGCACATATTTGTTTGAGGGTGGCTTGCTACCCGCACCATGACTATTTCACTTGACCTTGGGTGCGGAGAAACCATCCGCAACCCTTACCAAGCCAGTCAGGTCATAGGACTGGATATAGAGGACGCTGACCTTGCTATCCAGCCTATCCCCTACAGGGACGAGTATTTTGACTTTGTGACCGCCTACGACTTCCTAGAGCATATTCCAAGGTTGTTGTATGTCCCACAGCGCAGATACCCGTTTGTGGAACTGATGTCAGAGATTTACAGGGTGATGAAGGTGGGTGGCAAGTTCTTGTCCTCCACCCCCGCATTCCCACATGCGCCAGCCTTCCAAGACCCCACCCATGTCAACATCATCACGCCTGATACCTTCTACGAGTATTTTGATGACGAGAAGACTTGGGCAAAACAATATGGGTTTAAGGGCAAATTCCACATCAACAATATGCGCTACCACGGCCCTCACCTGATAGCCGAGCTACAGAAGGTGCATGTCAACGTTTAGCGGTTCTCTTTGACCTGATAAACGCTTCTTTGGTGGGGTAACCCGCCATGCCTGGTCGCTTGGGCGGCAACCCTGCCGCTCTGCGTTGGTTGATGTTGAAATACAAGCCTCGTTGGGCTTTAGGTGTATATGCCATACAAACTCCTTGACATCCAGTTATTTGTTCGTGACAATAAAGACATGAACAATCGTAAACGCTTTGAACGGGTTTGTCTATTGTGCGGCAAGTTTGAATTGGTCAGGTCTGACCAGTTGAAAAGCAAATGTCGAGATTGCCAAAATAAACTTGGTGCACAGCAACTGGAAGAATTTCACAAATTGAATCCAGAAGCTGCTGGAAACGCATCCAGAAAACATGGCATGCACAAGACACGTTTGTACCGCATACACAAAACAATGATGGAAAGATGCGGTCACATGGGTAGACGGCACAAATGGGCTATGTATTACGAAGACAGAGGTATCAAAGTCTGCAAAGAATGGCACAACAGAGAGGTGTTTTTTGCTTGGGCTTTGACAAATGGATACTCTGACGAACTTGAGCTAGACAGAATAGACAACGATAAAGGCTACCAACCAGATAATTGTCGTTGGGTTACACACAAACAAAATCAAAACAACAGAAGAAACAGCAGGTCTGTTCGTTGGTCTTCTTATGGTAATCAATGTTTTTGTTGTGGGTCATCTAAAAAACCCCATTTAGCAAAAGGATTGTGTTCCCCTTGCTATCAAAAGTCTATCTACATCCCCAACGCTTCAAAGATGCTTTTGCCCTAGTTGCAGGGCCTTTAGATTTTTTTACAACGCCTTTCATTCTGGCACAGAATGACTTGTGACGAGGGTTTGATGTATCTTTGGTTGGGGCTTTAAGGTTGCTACCTGTCGCCCTGTTTGCCTTTGCTCTGCCCTTGGCAGTCAGTCCCGCACCCGCTTTCACAGACAGCTTCTCGCCTCTGCCCACAGATAGGTTGGGAAACTTCTTTCTAGGCATAAAACCTCGTACCTTGTTTGTCTATGATTAAGGCTATCTTACGAGGTTCTGCATCATCTGTGTTAGGAATAGAGATGTGTGTCCATCCCAACTCTAGTATCAACTGGTCGTAAGGCAGTTTGGCATCATAAATAGCTTTTACCACTTGAGCAGAGGTCATCTGCGGTACACGAAAATCTGCGGCACACCCACGCAAATGTTGACTCACAGAAGTGCTTCCTACCGCATGGTTAACCTCTGGTGACCTGTACCCAGAATCAATGATGATGGGCTTGCCCAACACCTTTCTCACCTGCTCTAAAAACTCAGCAAGCCTTTGTAAGTTGTTGATTTGTACCGCATTTGGGGTGTTGTCAAACTCCCTGTGGGAAGTGAATGTCAATTCGGCAAGGGTAAAGTGAGGCGTGAGCTTCATGGTCTAGCAACACCTTGCAACTTCTCAACCGTGCGTAAACCACCTAGTCCAAGCAAGCCTATCAACACAGGCATCATTTCAGACAGGTCAGCGGGGGCAATAGGAAAAGGTATTTGTTGGTACACAGAGAGGGCTTTGACAAGCGGTATGCCTATCCAATTCCATGCACAGGCAGAGCCACATACCCAACCTATGAATGGCCTCCACCCAGAGACAAAAACAGAGGCATTCTGAGCCTCTGCTTTGTTGATTTCCATCTGACCTGTGATGACCGCAAGTTCACCCGACTGCTGAAGTTTTATCAACTCCAGTTTGGCTTGGGCAGCTTGGGAAGGGTCAGGCCATACCCTGTCGATAACCTTGTTGCCTACTTCTAAAAGAATAGAAACAGGGTCTAAGGCCATTACGACAGTCCTTCACCTGGTGTCAGATACGCCTCTGGAGTACCTGTCTCAGAAACAAAGGTGACGTACACAGGTGCAGTGTTTGTCACTTGTGGGCCAGTAACAACCATGACAGTGTCGGGAGGAACAATCACAGAATATGTAGGAGAACCATTACTAGGCAATGCCACGTTTGCAGTAGCACTGTTGCTAATACGTACGTACACAGGCAACCCTGCGCCACCCGTAGGCTCATGGCTGACCAACATGTACTGATTGGAGGGACTGTCAGAATAGACTGTAGTTTGCTGAATGGTGGTAGCCGCATTCAGCTTGTACGTTTTACCCATAGGCTGGAAGGCAATGTTATTAGCCATCAGTAGACCTTTCCACCACCACCAGAAGTAGGCGATTCCTTGCGGGTGAAGTAATCGTTAGGTTGATTGTTTTTGAAGTTCCAGACAGACTGGAAGCCACCTGCGGGAAGTTTGCCAGGGGTAAATTCACCAGGCATACACAATTTGTTTTGTATGACACCAGTGCCAACTTGAGCCTCTAACTTAGTTGTCTTTACTTTCGGAATCATGTCCATGTTTTTTCTCCTTTACCATTACTAGCAGATAACTGAATATTACATAAATTGCAAGTATTGTCACCCTCTCCCAACCCATCCCCCACATGGCCCAACAAGCCAGTCCACAAGAGGTGAGCAGAGCAAGAATAGTGATAAGGCGTTCTGACAGCACCTGTAGTGCCAAGCGAATGATTGCGGTTGCTTCCATTTTCTCTCCTTAATGTCGGGATAACCATATTATCATGTCTCCTCGTCATCATCTCCAAACAGACCAGCACCGTATCCCTCGTCAGCGTCCTTCATCTTCAAGGCTTCTAGCTTTAAAGCACGGTCAATGACTTTCATCTTGTCGGTGATAGAGGACGTTTGGTCAGACATGACCTCTGCCATCAGCTTGTTGATGTGCTTCTCAAGCTCTGGGTTTATACCCCTGTCCTTCTTTTTGCTCATCGCTTCATCTTGCGAGGCTCGGCACGTTTCATTTGCTTTGCCTGTTCTTTCATCATCATGCGGTTGTAGTCCTCAGACGCACGAAGCTCGTTTTCTCCACCCTCACGGGCCATGCGGTCGATTTGGGCTTGTGTGTACTTGCCCATAGATTTTTTGTCGTACTGGTCTTTCATTGTTTCCTAGCCTTTCTTTTGGCTTTTCTTGCCGTTGTGAGTGCAATAGCAATTGCTTGCTTTTGCGGTTTACCCGCCTTCATCTCTCTGCGGATGTTGGCAGAAATGGTTTTCTGACTACTACCTTGTTTCAATGGCATACTAATCTCCAGTTACAGTTTCTATAATTGCACCTACAGGTCTTGGAACGCCATAACCTAAAATTGCGTTGTTTATCAATCTTTGTGTTATAGACATCTTGTCTGCCAAGGATGCAGGTGCTACATAGATTTCGTTTAACTTTGCAGCAATAGCATCTGTTTGAGACTTGGTCATCAATCCGTATGACACCAAGTCATCACTGATATATTTCCAATCGTTAATTGCTCCCTTTAAGCTACCCCCTGCTTTGTCGGCTATAACTTGACCAACGGCTTTAGCAAATTGTTCTTTGCCATCAGGCTCAGCCAAAACAATACGAGACATCTCTTCAAACTCAGCACGGTTTTTGCCTAGAATAATGTCTCGCACACGCCTAGAGTCTGTTGTTCCAGCAAGAATTACTTTAGCCTTATCTTCTGCGGCTTGTCTGATTGCAGATGCTTCTGTACCAGCTTGTTTTGTAACAGCGGCGGCTTCTTTTTCACCAGTAGCTTTAATCTCAGATGCTGTTTTCTTTTCCAGCTTCAATGCTTTTGCAGCATCTTGTATGCGTTTTTGCTCAACCTTTGCCGCTTGCTTTTCTGCTTCAGAGGTAATTATTGGAGTTTGCTTTGTCAACATCTCTGGCAAACCTTGCGCTTCTGTACGCAAAGCTGTAGCAAGTTTTCCTCTTGCGCCACCAAATTGTTCTGCCCTTGCAAGGTTTGTAACATACGCTTGAACTTTTGCTTGCAAGTCAGACAAAGATGGGTGAGACAAGAAGTCTTGATTCTTTGCTTGGTTTAACCATGAACTTGCCTGTTGAGCATTCATTCCTCTAAGCTGACTTGCAACATAGTCACCAGCGGTTTGTCTTACTAGACGTTCATCACCTGTCTGCGTAATTAACCTGTCAACCCCTGTTCTATTAGAGAAAAATACATTTCCAAGTTCGGCAGGTGGCTTTAACACATCTGCTGTACCTTGTTCTATCTCAGTCAGAGATTTACCTGCCTTCGTTTCAAACAACTCTAAACGCTTAGTAGCCTGTGCCCAGTTGTCTTGCAAGGCTTTACGCTGTACTTGACCAACATAATCTTCTTGCAACTTCTTGAGCAAGGCATAAGCATTTTGCTGAACTTGTCCTTTTACCGCCTCATAACCTTCAGGTGGATTCTTAAACACTGTGCCAGCAAACCTACGAGCATCATCAGCCGCTTCAAAAGATGAATTGAAAACTCTATAAAACCTACCGCCATCTTGTTGCACAGGGAAACCAAGGTTTGATGCTGCCTTTGCTTGTTCTTCTGTCAACTCATAACGCTGGTCAATTACAGAGTCTCGAATACGCTTGTAAAAGGCAAGCACACCTGAGTCTGTAACTCTACGCACAGTTGGTGATGTAACTGGGTCAAAAGGTCGTGTAAGAGCTTCTATTTGTTTGTAAGCATCCATGTCAGACAGTTTTATGCCCTTGGATTCATTTGCCGCAACAATTTTTGCTTGCTCTTGACGCAAAGTCTTATCAAGCTCATCCCTTTCTTTAATAATGGTTTTTTGTCTTTCTAAGGTAGTTTTTTGTACAGGCGTAAATACATCTGTCAAAGGCTTATCTTGTCCGATAGTTTTTATTTCTGCTTGCGCCTTGCCAATGTTTTGCTGACTTCTTTGTGTCAACTCACCTGATTTTTTTCTCAAGTTTGCAATTTGAGCACGGGTTTGTTTTTCAAGTTGTTGAACTTTAGCTTGAGCTTTACTGAGAATATCTTTTGCATCCATCTCTGCAAGTTGACGTACAGACGGACTGTAAGACCTTGCTCTTGCTCTAATTTCATTTGCACGTTTTGTAGCATCATCTAAGATTTGTTTTGATTGAAAAGCGGCTTGTGATTCTATTGTTGCTGCATCTGTTGCCGCTGTACTACGCAACCGTGCTACATCTTTCTTGAGCATCTCAACAATTTCTTTTTCTGCTTCTATGCTGCTATGACCACCACGGATGTCATCTAGCTTTTTTTGAATAAACGCACGTTGTTCTGCTGAAAGATTAGGTGCAGCAATACCTTGCTCTTGCAATAACTGTCCTACAGTTCTGCCTGTAGAAAAGCCAGGTATGCCCATCTTTGTACCTAATGCAGAAATCAAACCACCTGTCTTTGTGCCTAAATACTGAACAGGAACAGGGCCAAGAGTGCTTGCTGTCAGTCGAGTTAACTCAGCACCAAGGCCAGGGCCATATTGAGATTCATAAACTTGACCAGCAGTTTCTCCAGCCACACCACCAACAACACCTGTTGCCATTGCCGCAGGGCGTGATGACTTCATTGCTGTTCCAGCCAACTCCAAACCAGTACCTACATATCTAGCTACTCTTCCAGCAGAGCCAGGTAAAACTTCACCCTTGCGTATAACCTTGCCTGTGGTTTCTGCTATCTCAGGAAACACAGTACCAGCAATACCACCTATCAAACCTTGGCGACCTACTTCAACAGCTTGTCCCGCTATGTCTTTTTTAGGTTTGTCTTCTGCATAGGTTTGTTCAAGTATGGGTGAGTCAACAACATCAACATCAGACAGTTTTAATTTAACTGGCTTATCTTCGGTTACTTCAGAAAGTTTCATTTCACTTCCTCAATATCAGGGTCATTAGGGTCATCAAGACCAATAATTCGGTAAGTCTTATTGCCTTTTTTAATTATTTGGTTCATCTCATATTTATTTTGTGTGTCTTGTTGCTTCATACTTACGTTTGGAACAATTTGAGGTTGTGTCAAAAGTTGTTCCATTTTTTTTCCTAAAGGCTTTCTGTTTGCTTTTAATACATTTAAAGTGTCTTCCACACTAAATGGCACAGTTCGATTTATTCTTTCAATATTTTTAAGATTGTTTTGTTTTTGACCAGGTGTTGCGCCTGGCATTTCAGCATGTACCTTAATGCCTGTTTCAATTTCTTGTTTAACACGAGCAAGATAAATTGCCATATTAATAGCATCATCTCCCTCTCTTGGTTTAATTGCGCTAAAACTTGCTATTGCTGCTCTTGTTGAACCATTAGCAAGACCTTGAGCCTCTAACCTAGCAAGAGCAGCATCTAAGCTGTTTGCTATTTGTTCAAAAGCACGTTGGTCTTTATCTGTAACTTTTCGTGCGGCAAAAGCTGTAATGTTTCGCAAGACAGTATCTCTGTCTGCTCCTATCATTCCAGCAAAAATAGGAGACTCAGCAACTGCTGGCAAATTTGTCAAGTTAACTAAATCATTGGTAGCGTTTTCAATATTGCCATACACCCGTGAAGCAAATGTCAAAGCGTTTTGACCTTGTCTTCCTGGTTGTGACGCTCTTAATTCTGCCAATTGTTTGTTTTGCTCCCTAGCAAGCCTTGCTCTTTCATCTGCCGCAAGACGATTTTCTCTAGCTATGCGCTCTTGTTGCGCTCTGGCTGCTGCGGCATCTGCTCTAGCATCTGCTTTTGATTGCAAATTATTTTGCAAGTTGACAAGAGTGTCTACATCTTTTCTCACACCCCTGACGGCATTTAGTACAGCAACATTGCCTACCTTATCTTTCAGAGCTTTTAACAGCGGAGGATTTTCTGCTCTTGCAAGAGCAACCGTTATTCTTTGTTCTCTAGCTTGAGCATCATATTTTTTAACATCCATAGCCTCTGTCAACTCTTTTTCAAGAGTTGTAATTTTTGTTTGCATGGCTTTGAAGTTTTTATCAAATATGTCTTTTTCTTTTTTGTATAGGTCTGCTCTACCTTTTTGGTAACCTTCTAACATGCCATTCATGGCTGACATGGCAAGTTGCGAATTATCTTTACCAACCACCATCCCAACCACACTTATCAAAGAAAACAAAACAGCAAGGTTTTGTGCTGTGTCTTGTGTAGGCACAAAAGCCATATTTCTCAATTCTTGTCGACCTTCTGTCAAAGCCTTGCGTTCTGGCAAGCCTTGCATTTCTTGACCAATCTCTGTGTACATCTTTGCTTTTTGTTCTGCTTCTGTAGCTTTTTCTGCACGTCTGGCTGCTTCTATGGCAACTTCAGCTTCACCTACTTTTTGTTCAGCTAATATCTCTGCATCTTTTATTTCTTTATACGCAGGGCCAACTTCTTTACTTCCTAAATAACCTTTAGGAGATTCTTTAGCGCTTGTTAATAATCCACTTGAAAGTGGAAGTTTTGGAATACTAGCTAATTCTTTGATTGCAGTATCAACCATCATAAAACTCCTGTTTGTGTTTGCTGTCCAGGTGTATTTGAAGTTGAACCAAATACAGTTCTAGCGATATTGTTGAAATAACTGCTTGTTAATGCACTGACATATTGGTCTGCTTGTAATCCTGTCTTGATAGCACCCAAGGCAACTTGGTCACCAATACCTGACAACTTCAATCCATAGTCATACTGGTTTTGTAACAACTGGTTGCGGAAGGCTTCTATCTGAGCGGCAGTCTGCGCTGCGCCCACCCCACCTCTGGCAGCAGCACCTTGCGCCACTTGCGCTTGGACAGCCTGTAATTGTTGTTGGGCAGCGGGGGTAAGCTCACCCGCTTGAGCTTGGCGTTGCAATTCTGCACCTTTTGCTTGATAAGGTGCGGCAAGACGCTGTTGCTCTTCTTTTGCTTTACGGCCTTGCTCTGCGGCATCTTTGGCTCGTTTAGCGCCTAAAACAGCTTGTACGCCTCCTATACCTAATCTAGCAAGCGTGTCTTTGCTGATACCCAAATACTTGGATAAATCGTCTATTCGTTCCCCTATAGAGCGTTGTGCAGGGGGCGTAGTGTCAAAAGAAACATCTCGTTTTGAACTTACATCGTATGCGCCACCAAGCGTAGGTGTATAACCAGGCAAAATGTCTGTAGAAGGAACAGCCATTCCAAGTTGAGCACTTGGTTGACTACCATAGTATCCTCCACCTGCTATAGGAGCGCCTAAAGAGTAATCAGCAGATGGTCGCAAAGATAAACCTCGACCTTCCATAGGTGGCTCAATATCTTGATATGAAGAAACAGCACTATATTGTGGTAGTTGAGAAGCACTTCCATACAGCGTGACAGGCGTTGTATATGGCTGCATATAGTCAGGAGCGGGGGCAGGAGGCAAATCTGTTACTGAAGGCTCTGCCAAATAAACAGGTGTACCAGCTTCAGGTTGACTGTAATATTGTTCAGGGTCGTATTCAAAAGTAGGAATTCCTGTTTGCAAGTCAGGCATACCGCTACCACCTCTAGACTTTAGTAACTCTGCTTCTTCTGGAGTAATGTAAGCAAGAATGTGGTTTTCAGGTGCTTTTGCTTGCAACAGACGGGCTATCTGGCGCACATCCGCACCTATACGGGTCATTTTCTTTAATGTTGCCATGTCACACTCCTAAAGCATCTTTGAGGCGTAAAGACTCTTCATTCCACACATTTTGTCTTTGTTTTCCTGTTTCTTTACCTTCAATTTCACCCGCACCCCCCGCACCTGTCAAGCCTGTGGTAACACCCGCAGTAGGCGTAGATAAGGCAGCAGCGGTACTTGCAGAAGGTATACCTGGAACTTTTGGCCCAAGCCCAAACAACTCTGCTAACGCACCAGAAATAACTGGTTTTGCAAGTTGTTCTGTTGTCTTTGAAATCACAGGCTCAGGTATTTCTGTCACTGTTCTTGGTTCTTGATATGGCGTAGATGGAGATATTCCAGAAGAATCACCCGCAGAAGTGTAAGCAGGTTGCAACCCGCCTTCTTCTGTACCTCTGACCCGACTGCCTGTGCTAGGCGTGAATTGAGAGGTGTACAAAACAGTAGCAGGGTCTACCGTCAATCCCTGTCCACCACCTGTAGGCACTTTGTCTGTGAAACCTTCCCCACTAACTTTGGTCTGGTCACCAAACAACTCAGTGCCTTTACCTGGTACAGCTTTGATACCTTGACCTGTTTCTGGTGGAGCAAGCGCATACTTACCCGCTTCTATTACCCCTTGTGTTGAACCAGAAAGCGCACCAGCAGTCAAACCTGCTTCTAGCGCCTTGTCTATAGGTTGACCAGAGGCAAGTGCGGCAGTCACCGTAGAAGCAGATGCACCTGCCGCAGAAGCCACAATATTTGCAGTTGCCGCAGAAGCGCCAGCATTGGAAGCGGCAGAGCCAGCCGCACCACCAACTTGACCTCCTACATAAGTTGATACGCCAGCAGTAACAACATCTTCCATACTTCCACCTTTGGCAGCAGTGACAGCGGCAGAAGCTAAAGCGGGAGGAACACCCACAGAAGTAAGTGCAACAGTTGCAATAAATGGTAGAGGGTCTTTGACAACGGCTTCCACTGTATCACCCACAAAATTAGCGGCTTGTTCAACTTTTTTTCCCATCACTGCACCCGTATGGTTAATTGATATTGAGGAATTCCATCCGCAGACGGTATCTGCTGAACAGACACAGGAATCTTTGCCGCATTCAAGGCTTTAGCTATGCTTGCGTTATCTGTAATAGCTGTACCCACTCTAAAATCAGCTTTCTTCATGGCTTGATACAAGTCTTGTAAAGCAATAACTAGCCGACTTGCATCGTCAATAGTAGAAATATGAACCTCTGCTTCACCTGGCTTCAAAATGTCATATATCAACAAAGTATTGCCAGAACGCATGATTCTTGTCTTTCCCGCTTTAATATCTTGTTTCAACATGGAATACAAGTTATCAAAGTCAACGCCTCTTTGTTCTGCGTCTTGCCGAAGAATATCAAGCATAGGCACATCCTCTGCAACCCTTTGCTTTCTCATCGCTTGCATTACATCTGCCATATCACACTCCTAAAGCTGTTGCTATCTGTTGATGAATGGTCTGGTGTACACCTATCCAATCATAGAAATCTTCTTCCACATTCCAGTCACTGTCGAGCAATTGGAAGGGATTATCCAAGCCTAGAACACTTGCCAGACGCTGATGTTCTTGATTGTGCACAAACAGCCAGTCATCCAAGTTATCGTAATCAGCATCTGTCAGTGGATACTTCTGCACAGCAATACCGTTATCTCCCAAGATTTCGTAGAACAACTGGTGTTGCACACCGTTTTCAAACAAGAACTCTCCCAGTCCGTCTTTGTCACCGAACTTCACGTAAGACAAAACTTCAAAATTCATTTGTCTGCTTTGTTGTCTAGCTTGTTGAAGATTTGTTTGAGAATATCTTTGACTTCAGAAATGTCAGCACGGTAATCATCTTTTGCCACATATTCTTTAGGTAATTCATTTATCTTGTCCTCCAGTTTCTGCATCTGTCTTGTCGTGTTGTTAAAGACATAGACAGCAAGAAAGCCAGCAATGCTGACCACGATGTTGAAGATTTGTTGGTTATCCATGTCAGACAGCGTAGTAAGGTACTTTTACTACCACCCCGTTAAGGTTGACTTGCATGAATCCAGCAGGTTGCAAAGGCAGACTTGCTATGCCGTATGTTGCTGTAGCCGTTGTATTTCCTGTGAAATTGAACACAGCAGCGTTGGTTGTGCCACCAATAATGGTGACGTTTGCCAGTGTCAGGTCGCCTACGTTAGATACTGTGCTACCAAGGGTCAGGGTAGTGTTACCTAACACCACGTTAGAGTTCTGTAGGTTGCTGTTACCTATGGCAATAGTGACGTTAGAAGCACTTGTCAGTCTGCCTTGCTGGTCTACGGTAAAGGAAGCTACGTTTGTAGCGTCACCGTATGTGCCTATAGTCACAGCAGTGTTGGCAAGAGATACAGTGCCTGTAGAGGTTATAGGGCCACCTGTAAGGCCTGTACCTGTGGCTACGTTGCTGACATAGACAACCTCAGAGTTATCTACCTTTTGCCACACAGAGCCGTTAAACACACACCAGTCACTTACTACCCAGTCTGTGATGCCGTTAAGGTTGGTAGAGCCAGAAACAGACACAACGTAGTAGTCCCCTTTCGTACCTACGCTAGAGGTAAGGGTAGGGTCGTTGGTAGCGGCATCCCATGTACCTTTGTAGTTAAGTGCACCTACGACATTGAGAGAGGAACTGACTGTTTTTAACATGGTTTACCTCATGAACCATCGCCAGGTGTCACGTAGATAGTAGCGTTGCTACTAGCGGTAATGCCTGTGAAATAAGCGTTGGGTACGAAAGAGAGAATCTCATCTGTACCTGGCAACAGTGGAATAGATGTGCCTGTGGTAGTAATGACTGCGGCATTACTGTTTGCACTAGCACCATCTGAGCCGTAACCTAGAAAGACAGTAACAGTACCAGCATTGATGATGCGGTACTGATTTCCACCAAGCGTGGTAGATACGGCTTGTACAGCAGTAGGTGCTGTTGTAGCCGCTAGGAAAGTGACAGTGTTGCCTGTCCTTGTGAAGGCTTGAATTCCCATTATGTGTTGCTCCAAGGCACTCCTGTGGCAGTCACTGGATTCTTCTTCAGTTCAATCTGAGCTGTTAGAGCCGCCTCAATTGCGTCCTTATCCACGCCATTTGCCCAAATCCATCCCAACACTTGTTCTTGTGTCAGGTCGGCATAAGGGGTTGTGGGAGTGCCAACAGACCATGAACAGGTAGAGTAGACAGAGGCTGAATGCTCTCCATCTACTGCTGTGGCTTGCCAGTGGGCAGTGGTTACAAATCCATCAGAAGTTTGACGGTTGAGTTGAGAGATGTTCCAAGTAGTTGTCATGCTTTGCTTTCGAGTGCAGTGATGCGGACAGTCATGGTGTTGCTCCTTTTAATGCGGCAATCTCTGCCTTGGCAATGTCAAGTTCGGCTTTGAGTTCTTGGATGGCTTTTGTCAAAAGTGAAACCATGTTGGCGTAAATAACACCTTCAGGCTTTTCTTCTTCGTTGTAAAGCATGACTTCTGTTAACCCAATTTCGTTGATTTCTTCTGCAATAAAACCAATGTTGGTACGGTCTTCGCCATTAAACTTAAACACCACGGCACGCAGTTGCATCACTTCAGAAAGACCCTTGTTGTAGTCTTCAATGTCATGCTTGTATCGCAAAGAAGATGACGATGCCTTTAAGTCTCCGTTGGTGTCAAAACCTATTGCGGTAATCGTTCCCGCAGCAGGTCGGTTGGTGTAGCGAATTGTTCCATCTACATGAAGTTTTGCAGCAGGACTACTCGTCCCAATACCCACGTTACCGCTGGAGTCGATACGCATACGTTCTGCGCCACCATTAGAAAAGGTAAAGGCAGGGAAAGATGAATTGCCGCCAACAGAAAATCCAGCGGTTGCGGCTGTATCACTAACGTCAATGTTTAACCGAGTATTATTTGCTCCGCTTGTTGTGCGGAAAATTGCAATAGTTCCGTCAGTTGAGTTTGTTTGAAGTTTTGCACTCGGCGAACTCGTACCAATCCCCACTTTCGTGCCATCAAACACAAAATCAGTGCCTGTGGTTGCGACTTTAGAAGTGTTGAGATACACAACACCGTTAGCTGTGCCATACGACAATGTTTGACTTGTGGTGACAATGCTTGTCGCTATGTTGGCAGTGGTCACGTTAGCAGTGGTGATTGTTCCCACATTCATGCTGACATTACCAGTCACAGAAATGTTTCCACCAACAGTGGCGTTGGAAGTAACCACCAACGTGCCTATATTTGCAGTCGTTGCATTTGCTGTAGTTACACTGACATTTGTAATTGTCACGTTACCGCTACTGATAGTGACATTTGCAAGTGTCATGTTGTTAAGCGTGGTAACAGTATTACCAAGCTGTACAGCCGTGTTACCGATAGTGATAGCGGTAGCAAAGTTGCTGTCCAGTTGCGACAGCGGGATGGAAGATGTGGCAGAGCCAAACGTATACGGAACTGGCATTTAGAACCTCACTCTCAATTCATGTTCAAACTCAATGGTGTTAAGCACAAAAGCAGGGTCTGTAGAGGTAATCGTCATACCTAAATACTTGCCATACTGCTGTGCATCCGACTTGTAAAGAGCATACCCGCTACTGATAACCCACAACACAACCTGTGAAGAATTGTTTATCCACGGAATAGTTGTCCCAAAGTTGTTGTACCAAGTGACATTGTTTGTCAGGGTGTAAGCAGGGCTTGACCCGTACTCACTGTCTACCGTCACAGTCAGCGTGGCAGAGTTGGTAAGCGTTGCTTCTATCCCAAACTTTAGTGCTTGCTTGGTGCGGATAGGGTCTTTCATGGGAGACAGCGATGTCTGTATCTCACTAGAGACATTGGCAGTTGCACTTGCATACAACTTGTAGAGGGCAGTGTCTGTCACCCCGTACATGTTTATCACCCCACCTACAGCAATAGAAGTGGTGTATGTCAGGCTACCTTGGCTTGTGATAAACCATTTTTTCTCAAAAAATACCGCTTGTAGATACCTAGAAGGTGTAGACAAGGGAAAAGAACTGTTCACATAGAAGTTAAATGCTGCACACAAAATATTGTTGAGCAAAACCTGACCGCCTGTTATGGGCAAAGTAAAGTCTATGTAGGGGAAAATGCCGTCAAGTTGGTCAGAAATCTTGCTCGTGGTCGAGCCTACAAGGGCATACACCCCGTAGTTGTTCATAAACAGCACAGAACGGAAATAGGGGAACACACCGTATTTCAGCTTGCTACCGACAGAGGCAGACACGTTGGTGTTGGTGAAGAGCGTTGTGCCTAGCGTGGTCACCCGCACATCTGAGAACACGTTAATGCTGTCTTCTCCAAATATGTAGAGAAAGTTATTAGCAGACAACATGTACTGAATATTGTTGTGCAAAGTCGAGTCTGAAATGGTGAATGAACCAGCAGATACAGAAGTGAAGTCAGTAGGGCTAGTAGATGACGAATAGGTCACTGTACGCCCTGTAGCCACCCAAACACGACCTGAAAAGGTAGCAACGCTCACAATTGGGTCAAGGTTGGGTACGCCTATGGCTGTAGCAGTTGTGTTGCCAGACGCTGTGGGAGGTGCGGCAATGGTGACAGTGGGCACAGAGGTGAAGTTGTCTCCCACATTGCTCATAATGACTTGTGTGACCGCATTGCCAAACACAATCGCTGTACCAGCGGCATTTCCACCTCCACCACCGCTGATGGTGACAGAAGGAGGCGAAGACGGGTTGTAGCCAGAACCACCGTTGGTGACTTGGATGGCAAGTGCACCCTTGGTAAAGGTCAACAGTTGGGCAACAGCAGTTGCACCAGAACCACCACCACCTGTAATGGTTACGGTTGGTGCGGCAGTGTATCCGCTACCTCCGTTGGTAATGGAAATTAAAGATACAGCATTGGCTGTAATAGTAGATGTAGCCGTTGCTTGTACGCCATTTGTTTGGTTTGGGGCTGAAATAGTGACTGCTGGCGCAGATGTATAGCCAGAACCCCTATTTGTAATACCTATTTGCCCGACACCCCCAACAGCAAGCAAATCTGTTTCATTCCAAGTAAACAAACCCTTGTCGGTGTCCCCGATAAAGATTTGCTCGTTTTTCCACTGGGCAACCGAGACATTGGAAGAGGAAAAAGTTCCTGTGACTGCAACATTTCCAACTGTTAGAGTGTCTAGCTTGAAATACTCACCACGACCATTGTCTTCAAACGCCAAAAGAAAGTCTGACAAGCCCAAATTACAAGACTCAAGGGTAGTGACTGTGTTGGCAAACACCACCGCATTTCCGTTGGAATCGTTGACAGCCGACTGTGCAGAGACTATCTTGACATTGCCAAACCCAATAGGCATGGCATTTTCAATCCAAGCAAACTCTTCATCGTTAATAGCAGTCCTGTTGCCCTTGGTGTTAAGACCTTGAAAGTTCTTGTAGACAGCGTAGGATTTTTTTTGCTCTGCGGCTGCCATGATTAGAACGTGGTGTAGGGGTCAGGGATTCTGCGTGTGTAAACAGAGTTCAAGACAGCCTGAACATGCTTCATGTACTCTTGTTTATAAATTTCAGCCTCACCATAGCTCTGCTCTTTGTACTTGGCTTTATAAGCCGCATAAAACGCTACAGGCGTGGTGTAAGGGTCATTTATGGGGTCAGTCGCATCTGGACTGGCTAAAGTAAGAGGTGTGGGCAAAATAACTGTATCCAAGTCAATGGCATACGACTGGTCAGGCACAGGGCCTATGTAAATCTGCTGTTGTCCATACACAGAAAAACAAACAGGTCTGCCTACATAATTTTGCCAATAACGCAACTGAGAATTAAAGTTTGACCACGGCAAATACCGCAGTGGTATTCTGCTGTTGCCCCAGTACAGGTTTAAATTAAGAATATCTAGTGTTTGCAAGCCTTCTGGCAAAGAAGCAAATTGAATGATTTCACAGGGAGAGTCGTACTGGAAAACCATGTTTGTACTGCCAGATACCGTAAATGTCGTGCTTGGCGGGTAGGCTTGGTTTCCATAAGGGTAGGGAGGCACGGTTGCGCCCAAAGTGCCACCTGTGACAACCTCATAGATAAAAATGCCTGAAAAGACAAACTCCCCTGCGGTGAGAACAGTCCCTTCAGCCCAAGCAACAGCGGCTACGCCAGTGCTTGAAAGCGGTGCATATGTTGATTGAATAGTGCGAAGGCAACCAGTATCCCTGACTACTCGCTCACGGGCATCGTTGATGTAGTCCGTTAGCTCCGAAGTAGACCAGAATACAGAGTTTGCGTCATGCAGTAAACGCTGTACTTCCGTGATGTAGGAAGAGAGAGTTGCCATGTTACCTTCATGTTAAGCAACCCTCTGATTGACCTTTCCCCCTACGGACTTTTCAATCCGCAAGGGTACTACGCCAATAGCCGAGGGTAACGAGCTATTCTTTTTTGGATGAATTTCAGAAATTTCAACTTTCCGAAACTTTTCCGTTGCTTCCTCAAGTTCGCTGTGAAGTCGTATCAAGCCCAGTTGAGCCAGATACTTCTCCTTGTTCTCATCACCGTAACCAAGAATGTGTTTGGCAGCACCCAAAGGTATCTCCACGGTTTTGCCAACAGGGAACGAATAGCCGACAAAGCAGTACTCGTAGTACAAATCTTTGTCGGTATTGTTGGTTACATAGACTGTTTCGGTCATAGCGATACAACGTCACCGTACACGGTAAAGTCAACAGTGTTGTTTGCCGCAGCCGCTGTGTTCACACACACATACAACGAACCAGAGTAGATTGTGGTTGAGGTGTTAGCCGTCAACGCCAAATCTTGATAATTGGTGGTTGCTGTGACATTTGAGAGCACAGTTGCATTCGACACTGCGTTTGCCAAATTGCCATCATTGCTTGTGAAGATGGTGACATTAGCAAGCGCAACACTTCCGTTGGCGTTAGCAGCGACAATACGGCGAACAATGTAGCTAGTACCAACAGTTGCAATGGTTGCCACAGCGTTACCAGTTGCTCCCATCGCAACGGGAACAGTGGTTGTACCAACGCCAAAGTTGCCAAAACTGTCTGGGTACAGTGCGCCTACATGGTTCGAATTCATGTCTGCTCCTATCAGGTGTTGTAAGTGCCAGATACGTTCACGCCACCATTGACGGTGAGCAGTGTCACAGTACCGTTACCTGCAATCGTTGATTGAGCATTCACGTTCACGCCATCAGAAATAATCATGCCACCAGTGTTGTTGGCAAGAAGAGTTGTGATGGTTGCGCCGTTGTTGGCTGTGATAACCACATTAGCGGTTGGGAACACCAAGTATGTACCAGCGGGAATCACCGCACCAGAGTTGGTCGCTGTGACGGTGGTGTTGCTGAAATACGCACCAGCGGCGTTGGTGGTTGCATTTGCAAGAATGATTTTGTTTAAGCCTAATGCCATGTCGTTCTCCTTACAGTGAGAGGTAGTTGTAACCTGTCACCTTGGTCATGGACTTGGGCTTGACGCTTACCAATTCGGCAATCATCAGCACAGCACCAACATAACCAATCTGCCAGTTCGGGAGTGTGGACTCAAAACCTGTAAACACAAACGAGCCTTGTTCATGTATGTACAAAGACAAGTAGTTGGTGTTCAAGAAGTACACAATACCTTCTGGGCAATAGGGGTCAGGATAAATAGGTACGCCAGCAACCATCAAAGCACGGAAAGCGGCTTGAGGGCCATTTGTGTCACCGTCAAACCCTGCACCTGGGGTGATAACGTATTGCTCTTGACCTACGAAGTCTTGAGCCAACAGCGTCCAAGTACCAAACCCGCAAACACCGAAGCTAGGCATCTCAGCACCGTTTTTCACAGTACCAGAAATGTATTGCAGAATGTTTTGACGGGTTGGGTTCACAGAGCCAGCGGCATACTGTGAAGATTTCCACCAAGTGTAGGTAGAACGGTCAATGTTGCCGTATGTACCTGAGTTGGCAACAGCAGCGGGCAAGCCGATGAACTGTTGGGTGTTGGAAGTATTTGTGTACAAGGCAGTAGCCATTGCATCCATCATCACGTTGGTCGCATCGTTCATACGAGCTTCAATCAAAGGGATGATGGCGGCATCTTGCTGAACTGCGCCTTCCATGCCGAGGAACGGCACAGGAGATATCATCAGCTTCAGGTCAAATTCAGCGTTGTAAGCACCTTGTTGGACTGCTGGTTGGGCAAAAGAGCCACTGTAGTCAGACCACTGGGCATTCACAAACTGTGCGCCTTGGACAGGAACGGTTACAGAAGAAACACCGCCAGAGGCTTGCTGACTGTTGGCAATCAGCGCCGCCATGAGGGGTGTCGAGTTGTAAAGCTGGACAACCAGCTTGGGGATAAAGGCTCTACGAGTAACGTAAGTCAGTTCATTGAACTGTGCTGACCCTGTTGCTGGTAGGATGCCGCCGCCAATAGCCATAAGGCCTCCTATGAAAAAACAATACCCTCTTACAGCCCAATCGGTCTGCGTGGATTACGCAGTTCGTTGAGCGCATTTTGTGCTTCTGTACGAGCAGCGGAGACAGGATTCTTCCAATACTTATTCAAGTCAAATTGCTTGACAGGATTGGGGTTGTACCCTGTTGAAGTAGGCTTTGCTGCTTGCTTCATCCACTGATAGTGTTCAGCGGCTGTCTCGTGGTTGGTGATGCCACGTTCCAGCATGATTTTTTCCACATCATTTACCTCTGATTTACTAGAAATCAGACCCTTTTCCATCAACGAATTGCGTCTGTTTTGCAATTCTTCCATTGCCTCTTTCTCCCGCAACTTGGCTTCCAAGGCTTGCACACGCTCTTCAGACTTGCTGACGGCTCTGTGTGTATAGTCTTCAATGTCAAGTTCAGGAATGGGAAGCTCTGGCTTGATACGTTTGGTCATCCGCAAAAAGTCTTTGCGGGTTTCAGGGTTTTCCGCAAGAGTCTGGGCAAGAGCCGCCAACTCGTCACGGGCTTCCAGAGATAGATTTTCTAATGATGACATGTGCTTACCCTCTTTATACGTTCCATGTTGCACCACGTTTTATGTAACCAATGTTTGCATGGGATACATTAAACATAGCCCCAAGTTTACGATGAGACAAATCAGATTCACGAATGAACTTAACTTGCTCTTCAGTTAGTTTTGATTTGCCGCACTTTTCATGCTTTGCTTGTCGTTTTTTTTGAACCATGTCATTTGAGTTTTGCTTGTGTGTAGCAAGCCACAAATGTTCAGGGTTTACACAATAAGGATTGTCGCAACTGTGAGCCACTAACATATCCTCTGGGATTTCTCCTTTAAAGATACGATAAGAGGCACGATGTGCTAATTCATTATTTTTTTTCCGACCAGGCGGATTTGCAAATCCATAACCAGCAGGCGTTACAGCTCCCATCCAAATCCAGCATCCCGCTTCAGGGATAGCAACTGATTTGTTGAAAATGTAATCCTGCTCAGTCATTAAATTACCTTACGACCATCACCAGGCTTTTGGACAGCCATACCTGATTTCCCAACTTTGTTGGGGGCTGATAAGCCACCGAGTTGAGAAAAACGAGGTGTGTTTGTGATGACACCGTTTTGTTGGTTGTTGTCAGTTGGTTTGCGTGGTGACGAGGCAACACGGGGTTTAAAAAGTTCCAAGGTATTCTCCTTACATGGGTGGGGGTGTTGGCATTCCGCTAGAGGCGGGTATACCAGGGATGGGTGCTTGAGCAATTGCTCTGCCTTCAGGGGTAGCACCACCCGCCTGTGGCAAGGTTTGGAGCATCTGAAGAATTTCAGACTGCTGTAACTCGTCTGTTCTGCCTTTTTTCTGACCAATCAATCCGCTAAGTACACGAATAGCATTTAGGGTTTTCTTTCCCTCGTCTGAAACTGAGCCAAAAGCGGGAAGAGATTGTTCAAGCAAATCAATCGCCATGCTGATATTGATGAGTGCGGCTTCTTTGCTTCCCATCTTGGGTTCGGGCGTACTCATAGGGGAGGCCATCGGTGGAGCTTCAGTGTCTCCCATTGCATCGACAGGTGTTGGGGTGGGAGTACCAGCAGCCGCTTGGCTACCTTTCATTAACTCCATCAACTTATCTGGTGGGACACTCATAATCACTCCTTGGGCGTGTTTGTAACCACTTACTTACACTTTGTCAATAGGTGGGAGGCATTTTATGTCAGCCTCCCAAGACAATCCTTGCAGATTACATGCGAGACTTGCGTCCCTTACGACCCTTACGCATGATGCGCTCCTTGGTTGAGGCGGCCACTTACTTGAGGGGAAGCAGCCATACCCTTTTCCTTTCGGAAATCAACGACAGGTCTTACGACCACGCTTTGCTTTGTACATCATCCACTCCTTGTTTGTATGCGGTTGGAATCTCTTTGGCTTCTGCCATAGGAGGTTTTATACCCAGTTTGACGCAAAGTCAAGTTAGGACTCCCTTCGTCTCTTTTCAGTGATTCTGTTGAAACTCTGGGTTGGTCAGCCTTGGGTTGAGTCATTTGTTGTGTAGCCATCATCCTACCTTTTTAAGTTCAGGTTTACCCTCTGCCTTTGGAGGCATGACTTGCTGTAGCGCCTGTGCTTCAGCTTGCCTTTCCTCCGTTTTCTTTAAACGGTCTTTGAGCAACTGCTTCATGGGTGGCTCAATCAAGTCAAGCAAAGACTCCTTGTCAATGACTTGAGCACTGAAGAGTTCAAACGCCAGTCTGCGGCTGTCTTCCATGAATATAGGTGAATTGGAGTGAGCGTCCACTTTCACTACAAAGTCCTTGGTGAACTGGTCGGCAATGAATTTATTGCCATTCATGTCTTTCAAATGCGTGTTGTTGTAGACCTGCATACACTTGAGATACAGCGTTGCCATCTTCTCTAAACTGTCCTCAATAATCAGTGCTCGTTTCTTGGCACGGCTTGAACCCAGACGAGCCAGTTGGGAGGCGTGACCAGAAGAACGCACCCCCGCCTCGCCTCTGCCTTGCAAAACGCTGACAATGCCAGATGCTTCTTCAAACATCAAGTCAATTTCGCCTATTTCTCTAAACAAATCAGGTGGGATAGTGGGCGCTAACTTCTCTACTTTGGCATTAGGCATGTCGGTTGCCAGCAAGCCACCAGCACGGTTGAGAGCAAAGTTCTTCTCATCCAAAATGCCTGTAAACCCAATCAATGCGGTGGGCGGCCTGACCTGTTTAGAGAGCAAGTCCAAAATTTCTGTCATGCGTTTGTTACGCAACTGTTGCAGATAGATAAGTCTTGCCACTTCAGAAGCACCCCAGTAGTAATCGTACAGGGGGTTGGGGCAAATTTGTATAAAAGGCAACTCGCCTTTTAAGAACATTTGCTCACCTGGTCGGTCATAAATGATGATGTCAGGGTCAGCCTTGGTGACTACCTGATAGTCTTTGGTTTCATCATTCCATACCCACAACTCCACCATTTCTACGGTTTCTTCTGCAACTTCTGCCTTGTAATTGGGGTTACCCGCCAAGTCCAAATTAACAGTACCGTACATGGTTGGAGTGGATTGTGAAAGGATGATGCGCTGAACACCATTTGCAATCTCTGTACGCTCATGCTGCGTAGAGGCTACCCGCTTGACAATGGCATCCCGTTGAGGATGACTGTATAACCTGTCGTACAACTCAGACTTGGTGATGTAGTAAGTCTGGACAAGGGCTTCTTGTCTGTCAGTGTACGGGCTGTCTTCTCGCAAAACACCAATACAAGCGGGTTCAACCATGTAGGGCTTTATTCCGTTAGCAATCACTAACTTAACAAAGGTAGTGTTATAGCAAAGCGCCCAAGTAACTGCGGAAGAAAACACTTGGTCAGCGTTAGAGTTGAGCCATTCATCGTGGAGGGCTTTGGATAGACTGGGGACTTTGCTTTGTTCTTGTTCTGGCACGGCAGCGCCAACATCAATACTAAATCTGGTGGTTTCTGCCGAATAAAGAAATGAGGTCAGTTGGTCGATATGTGGATAGATTTTGTTGTACAAAGCGGGCACTTCATCAGGGCCATTGCCAAACAAATAGTAAGAACGCAAGCTGGAATATTCTGGCTTTCTTGTTTCTCGACTGACCAAGCATTTTTCTATCAAATCAAGATAAAACTGTTGTCTGTCGATAGGGTCGCTAGGTATCCTCATGGCTTCACCTGTAAGTTTTCATGGTCGTTCATCACCACATTTGCCTTTGGGCTTTGGAAATTTCCAACAGAGTTAGGAATCACACTCACGGATTCTCCAGCAACCGACTTAAATTGTCCACCCAAGACCGATTTCATGTTGATAGACCCGCCACCACCCCAAATAACGGAGTCACCAGGTCGTGCTTGCCTCTGTTCTGGGGGCTGATTGGCTTGCATGGCGGCTGTAGCCTCTGCAAATTGCTTGTCAGAGAGCTTATTCTTGCGTTTCATGTAGCCAGTCTGGTGTTCACCCTCTCTGGTTGACTTAATATCGGTCATATCGTAGTCAATAGCCAGTTGTTTGAGGTTTTTGTCCGCTGCTTTGGTTTTATCGGACTTCAAAGCCACTGGTTTTAAGAAAACCTTGGAAATTTCCCCGTTACAGTGCTTCATAGGGCATTTTGCCTCCCATGCCTCAAATATGCCGTGACTTTCACAGTAATAATCGTGCAGTACCCCCATATTTACCCTTTCAGTGCTTCGTCAAGTGAAATTTCGCTGTAATCATGCCTATTTGCCATCCCAACCTTGATTTTTATGCCTTCTGAGGTCACTTGTAACCCCATTTTTGGCTTAAAAACAGGCTGCGGTGTCTTTCTATAGTCCACATAACGGGTGTTATCCATGCGTTTCATCACCTTCACATTACCCGCCTTCCACTGTTGATAGGCTTTGCTAACCCGTATTTGCATATTTTTTGTCAATGGTTCTGTTTCATATATGAAAATATCGTAGAAATGACCGTGGCTTATGCCACAAAGTTCAACAAACAAGCGGATAGAGATGCCTCTTTCCTTGTCGGCATAGAACCTTTTCATATGAAGCATGAGTTCACGCTTGCTTAGAGGGGGCAATTTTGTACTCCACGGTATAGCCTTGGCTTTGTAGCCACAGCATAAAAGCCACTTCTCCATAGGCTTGGGTAGGGTCAGAGGGGACAATGATGTGGTTGTTGGGCGTGAGCTTCCTTGTTTGGGCGTGATGACCCAACAAAGAGCCAAAATCAAACCCATCTTCGTGAAAGCCGTGCCCGACATACTCCATGCTGAAGTGCTTGGCAATGTCGATAGGGCAATATTTGTACCCGTAAGACTCCAACACAGGCTTCAGGATGGCTGACAACTGAGCATCTTCGTTCCACCCGTGTATCTCGTTGCTGTTCAAGTGCATGATGCCATGCCTGTTACAGGCTTCTAGGAAGCGTTTGCTTCTCAGGCTAAACCCACCGTTTTGCACGACAGAGACAGGCTCTTGTGCTTGTGTCCACGAGAATTTCAGGTAGAGGTTGCCGTACCCAAACGCACAGTGTGAGGGTGCGCCTATGTAGTCATAATCATAGTATTCAGGTTTGAAGTTCTTGCCGTTCAACACCCATCCGTCATCTTGGACTATCAAACAGTAGTCTGTCTCTATGTAGGCGTACAAGCCGTGCATCATAAAGAGCGAGTACCCAAGATAGTCTATAGGGTGGCAACGCTTCCAGACTATGTTGCTTGGCAAGTCGGGTGGTTCTTCTATAGAAATAAGTAAGCCTTTACTACCAGGCAACTCTTGCATAGACTTGAGGATAGAGGGTATGGCAGACGCACCATTGTTGTGCCCGTAGATAGACACGATGGTTAATTTATTGTGAACCATAAAGACCTATACGTTTGAGATAGTCGCTGACATTTCTACCCACAGAAATTTGCTCAGGGGTGTAGGATTCTTGGGAAGCACTGACCGCACGGGTGACCTTACCTGCTATCAGTCTTGGCTGAATCTGCTCGGCATAGGCAACGGCTGCCAGTGCAGAGGCAATCACTCTGTCATCCTTGCCACGCCCAGGTGCGCCTAAAAACCCACCCTCTCGCACAATACCTTTCATCTCCTCAAGTGTGTCCATGCTGAAGATTTTCATCATCCCACGCTCAAAATAGTCTTTCATGTACTGCAACATGCGCTCCTTGCTGTTGCTCGTGGTCAGGTAGCCAATACTGTTGGACAAGCCTCCAAGCGTGTCATTACGCCTCCAAATGTAGTTGGTCATACTGCCAAGCACGTCCATCAAGTCCCGCCCTGTAGCCCCTCCCATAGAACTTGCCAAGCGTTTTAAGTTCCTAAGTTCGTTAATCACAGCCTGACCTGGCCCATTTACCTCTAAGTTCAAGGTAGAGTTCTTGTAAGCACCCGCCAAGTGTGCAATTACCCACGCAAACTGGTAGGTGTTGAGTTCAGAGGTTGCAAACTCTGCGACTTGGTCTAACCCATCTGCATAGCATCTGTAGACCTGAATACAGAACCTGTCAGCCCAGTCAGAACTGCCGTAGGCGGGGTCAGCACCAATCACATAATAGGCTGTGTCTATCGGTTCTTCCCAGACCTTTAATGTTCCTAATCGCTCTGTTGAGCGCAACACTTCTGTGTCTTGGAAGAGTTGACCAAACGAATAGCGATAGTTATCAGGGTATGTTGCTTTGCTTATCTTTGCCGCCTCCGTACATCTGGAGTGGGAGAAGAAGGAAGTCCCCGTCATCACAAAGGCATAGTCCTCAGTGGGTGGGAATTCTTGGTACATGAGCGCATCGTCTTTGATACCCTCGTGCATCTTCCATCTCCACCAAGCCATCTGCCGAGAGTTAATCTCAAAACCGTAGAGTTTCTTAATATCTTTGTGCCATTCCTTTTCCTCGCCTGTCAGCTTGCCATCCCAGTACACCTTGTAGATGTTGGAGTCAGAAGGAACAGAATAGAACTCGTTACGCCACCACCCACAAAAGATTGCCCTCTGTGTCTTTGCCCGCTTGGCAGTCTTGTACATGTCGTGGAACATGTTAAAACCCTGAGCCGTACTCTCAAACATGTACAGCCTCTCTGCATTTTTTTCAGCCAGAGAAGCGATGAGTGAGGCTAGACCCTCTTCATTTCCCCAAGAAGCAGTTTCTGTACCGTGAAGATATGTGATAGCTTTGCCTTGCCCCAGACGAGACTTATTCCCCGCAATTTGGTAGAACAATCGTGACCTGTTCTTGAGAACCATCTGATTGCGGTTATGGGCAACCAACGGAATTTTGTACTCTTTGGGCAAACCCTCAATGTACATAGCCAGAGTGCTTCTGAACATGTCTCTGTTCTCTTCCGTATCTGCCACCAACGTCCCTTGCCACCCTGGGTGGGTGAACTGCCAGTAAAGGTCAAGCGCCAAGGAAATAGTCGTGATACCCAGTTGCCTACCTTTGAGAATAACGAAGAAATGGACATCATCTTTCAAACCTTTCTCAATCTCACTCATCACATACGTCTGCGTACCAAGTAGAGTACCCATCTTCTTCAAGCCCTCTTCCTTAGTCTCAATCTTGAGTTCAGCACAGAATTTGTAAAACTTCTTAAGGTCAAAATTCATCTACATTCCAGTTAATGATGTCACCAGCAGCACTCTTATTCCTCACACAGTTGAGCAAGGTCTTGACATGGTGCTTGTCATACTTGCCCTCCCACTCCTTCACCAACGCTAACTTCTGCTTCTTACTAGTGCAAGACAAGGCTCTCCATATCTCTTCCCGAAAACGAATACGGCTCTCCCTCAACGCCATCCTCGTATCCCACTCTGTAGCCATGCTCCACCGCCTTCTCCACACTCACCGCCATCAGCAACAACCTATGCTCCGTCTGACAAAGACGA